TCTGTAACAACGCTAGATATTGGTGGAACAAATGTAACTGCAACAGCAGCAGAAATTAATTTAATAGATGGTGGTACTTCAAGAGGTACTACAGCAGTTGCAGATGGAGATGGTCTACTTGTAAATGATGCTGGTACAATGAGAATGACTAATGTTACAACATTAAAAACATATTTTCAAACAGGCATATCTTCAGCAGCAGACGACATTTCAGCTGGTGATGCAGCAGTTAATCTTACAACATCATCAGGAAACATTACAATTGATGCAGCAGCAAATGATTCAGATATTATATTTAAAGGAACTGATGACAGTTCTGATATTACCATGCTTACACTTGATGGTAGTGATGCAGGATCAGCAACATTTAATCATGATATTATTTTAGGAAATGACTCCTTTGTAAGATTTGGTGATGCTGGTGAAAAAATTACAGGAGATGGAACTGATTTAACAATAAATTCATCTAATGATTTACATTTAACAGCAACAACAGATATTAACGTTCCAGCAAACGTTGGTTTAACATTTGGTGATGATGCTGAAAAAATTGAAGGTGACGGAACAGACTTAACAATAACTGGTAACAATATTAAACTTACAGCAACTGCTGATGTTGTTCTAGCAGCTAATACAGGTTTAGTTTTAGATGGTTCTGGTAATGAAAAAATAGAATCAGATGGAACAGATATTTCAATTAGTGTTGGTTCAAATGGAGATATTAATATTCCAGCAAACATAGGTGTAACTTTTGGTGATGATGGAGAAAAAATAGAAGGTGATGGAACAGATTTAACAATAGCATCTAGTGCTAAAATTAATTTAACCGCTACATCAGATATACATATTCCAAATGATGTTGGAATAGTATTTGGTGGAGATTCAGAAAAAATTGAAGGTGATGGAACAGATTTAACTATAAGTGCAAATAATTTAACAGTGGATGCTGCAGCAGACATTACTTTAGATGCTGCTGGAAATAATTTAACATTTAAATCTGGTGGAACATCTATTCTTGATATTAGTAATAGTTCAAGTGATGCTGTTATTACTGCCAGCGTTCAAGATAAAGATATTGTATTTAAAGGCGATGACAATGGAAGTGCTATTACAGCATTAACGTTAGACATGTCTGAAGCAGGTGCAGCAACATTTAATTCAACAGTTACATCTGGAGCAGGATTAGTTATAGCTGACGCTGGTAACATAGGTTCAGCTTCTGATACAGATGCAATAGCAATTGCTTCAAATGGTGTTGTAACATTTAGTCAAGCACCAGTATTTCCAGATGGAAGTATAGCTGTAGTAGATTTAGACATAGACGGAGCAACAGATATTGGTGCTGATATAGTAGATGCAGATTTATTCATAGTTGATGATGGAGCAGGTGGAACTAATAGAAAAGTTGCTGCTTCTAGAATTAAAACATATATTGGTGGTGGTACATCATGGCAAGCAGTTAAAACAAGTAATTTTACAGCATCAGCTGGTCAGGGTGTCTTTGTTAATACAACATCAGCTGCAATTACAATTACTTTACCAGCAGGAACAATTGGAGACGAAGTATCTATTGTTGACTATGCTGGAACTTTTGATTCTAATGCATGTACAGTGGCAGCCAATGGTTCAGAAAAAATATTTGGATCTACAAATGATTTAACAGTATCAACGGAAAGGGCGGCCTTCACTTTAGTATTTACTGACTCAACACAAGGTTGGCTATTCAAGAATGATTAATAGGAGAATAGTGTGTCAAATTATAGAGAACTAAAAGGTTATAATGTTAAATCAGTTTCTAGCGATCCTAGTAATCTTAAATTAGGACAAGTTTGGTATAACTCTACTCTAGGGAGTATAAAAGTAGCACCTAAATTAGATTCATGGGCTGCTGGTGGAAGTTTAAATACTGCTAGAGGTTATTTATCTGCAGCTTCAGCTGGAACTCAAAATGCAACATTAGGTTTTGGAGGAAATGCTCCTCCAGCTGCTCAAATGAATAATTCAGAATCTTATAATGGAAGCACTTGGACAGCAACACCAACTTTAAATGCTGGAAGAAGAATGTTAGGTGGAGCTGGAACTCAGACAGCTGCTTTAGCTTTTGGTGGTTTTAGAGATTCACCAGCAGGTCCACCATTTACAGGAAAAGGAACTGTAACAGAAGATTTTGATGGATCTAGTTGGACAACTGCTCCAGCTACTATGGGTACAGGAGTAAATTTATTTGCAAGTTTTGGAACTAACACAGCGGCAGTTGCTGCAACTGGAACAGAAGGAACACAAACACAACTTTATAATGGTTCTGCATGGACTACATCTCCAGCAAGTGTAAACACAGGAAGATTTGATTTAGCAGGAGCTGGAACACAAACAGCAGGTGTAATATTCGGAGGATTAACTCCCCCAAGTGGACCTCCTTATACAGCCTCTTCAGCCACAGAAGAATGGAGTGGTTCATCTTGGACTACTGGTGGTGCGTTAAACACAGCAAGAAGAGGTCCTGGTGGTGCAGGGACACAAACAGCAGCTTTGGCTGCAGGAGGTGGCCCACCTTATGTAAATGCAACAGAAGTCTATGATGGAACAAGTTGGACAAATAAAACTAATTTAACTACAACAAGGGGAAGTACAGCAGGAGCTGGAACCCAAGCTGCAGGTCTTATTTTTGGTGGTCATAAACCTGCTGCAGCAAATGAAACAGAAGAGTTTACATTTGACGCAACACCTAGAACAGTGGATGTATCATGACGGATTATAAAAATATACATGGTAAAAGAGTTAAATTTGCTACATCTGATTTAACTGGTACCGAGTCAGAAGGACAAGTATTTTATAGTGACACTGATAGCAAGTACAAAGTATCTGTGGCATCTGCTGCATGGGCATCTACTTCATCTATGATTAGAAGTCCAGGAACAGCTCAAGCAGGAGTTTCTGGAACATCTACTGCAGCAATTGCATTTGGAGGTCAAAAAAATAATCCATATCCTGTTATAACTGACACTGAAGAATTTAATGGATCAGGATGGTCTTCGGGTGGAGCTACTCCAGCAGCAAGATTTGGTTGGGTTGGTGGAATTGGAACAGCAACAGCAGCTTTAGGATCTGGTGGATTTACAGCTCCTGGGTCAGTGGCAACAGAGTCTTATGAATATGATGGTTCATCATGGACTGAAGGTGGAGATATTTCAACTGGTAGAGGTAACGCTGGAGGAGCGGGAACACAAACTGCAGGACTTGCTTTTGGTGGAAGAACTGGAGGTCCAAGTGGTTCTTCTAGATCGACTGCTGTTGAAGAATATGATGGTTCATCATGGACTGAAGGTGGTGCAATGCCAGCAGCAACAGATAGATTTACAGGAGCTGGATTACAAACAGCTGCTATTCAAGCAGGTGGAGATTTAACTAATAGTTCTACAGGGATAAGTTCATGTTCAGAGTATGATGGATCAAGTTGGACAGCTCTTCCATCTTTAAATACATCAGGTAGAGCCGTAGGTAATTCAGGTACTACAACTTCAGCTTTAGCTTTTGGTGGTCAAAACAGAACTACAGCTACAGAAAGTTTTAACGGCACATCTTGGACTACATCTCCAGCTACATTAGCCAATGCAAGAAGCACTACTCCTTTTAGTAATAGTAACTCAGCACCAAATAATTCTTCAGCTTTGGCGGTGGGAATCCAACCTTATGCTAGTAATTGTGAAGAATATAATCAATCAGTAAATACAGTCACAGCAGCAGCTTGGTCAAGTGGAGGAAATTTAGGAACAGCAAGATACAATGCAGGAGTTTGTGGAACAACTCCAGCAGGTTTATGTGCAGGTGGAAATACACCTGGTGGATTCACTCCAAATTCTGAAGAATATAATGGCACTGCATGGACTGAAGGTAGTAACTTAAATACATCTAGAGGTTCTATTCAATCTTTTGGATTACAAACTGCAGGAGTTTGTTATGGTGGATATACTGGATCACCAGCTGGTGTAAATACTACAGAAGAATATGATGGATCAAGTTGGACAAGTGTTAATAACATGGGTAATACTAGATCCGATGGTATGTCACATGGTATATTAACTGCAGGTTTAGGTTCAGGAGGTGCACCATCTAATACAGCTTTGTGTGAAGAATATGATGGAACTAATTGGTCAACAGGAGGTGCATTAAACGTGGGTAGAAAAAGTGGAGCTGGTACAGGTACACAAACAGCTGCTTTATGTGCTGGAGGTAATCCTCAACCAGGAGCAGCAGGTGAGTCATGTGAAGAGTATGATGGTTCTTCTTGGACAGCTGGAAATGATTTAATTATTAATAAAGGTGGTACTACAGGTTTTGGATCACAAACAGATTGTATTGTGTTTGCAGGTGGTAATCCCACTCGTCAAACTTCTACACTAGGATATGATGGAACTAATTGGTCAACAAGACCAAGTTGTGCAACTGGAAGAGATGCTATAGGTAGTGCAGCTCAAGTATCAAGTTCAGCAGCAGGGTTTTTCTGTGCTGGAAGAACAACTGATGGTCAAGGAACTCAACATACAGAAGAATTTGTTGGAAGAACACTAACATTAAATACAAAAACCATAACTGATAGTTGATTTATGGTTATATTAATATATAAATTAAAAAAGGAGGATTAATATGGCACTGTTTATATATGGCGTAGCAGCAAACACTGGAAAAGGATTTTTTACTGCAGAAGATAGAAGAAATTTTTTTCTAAGAGGTTATTCTGGTCACGATGGATCTAACTATGTAGATGTCTGGGTTATTGGAGCTAATGAAAGAGGAGCGTGTTGGTTAGCTGAAAAAAGCGGGACTGAAAAAACTAAAGCAGAAGCACAAGCTTTAGTTAAAGCATCGGATGATTTAGCTAGAACAGCTTGGGACAATAACAATGTTGATGGAGAATCAGCTGACGACAAAAACTCAAGAATTGGAACAAAACCTGATTTTATAACAATCCCCTAAAGGAATTTAAATGTCTACGTATGAGTCACTAAAAGGACTAAAAATTAAATATTTATCTTCTGATACTTCAGGAGATAGAATTCAAGAAGGTGAAATATTTTATAATTCTGTAGATTTTAATCTTAAAAGTTATTTAGCAGTAGCTGCTTGGCATAGTGGTTTTCCTTTAAACACAGGTAGAACTCATCTTTGTGGCTCAGGAACACAGACTGCTGCTTTTGCAGCAGGAGGGTTAAAACCAGCTTTAGCAAATGAAACAGAAGAATACAGTGGAACTGGTTGGGCTGCTGGTGGAGATTTAAACACCGCAAGAAGTACTCTTGCAGCAGCTGGATCACAAACTGCAGGTTTAGCTTTTGGAGGAAATGCTACAACTTTAAGAAATGAATCAGAAGAATATGATGGATCTTCTTGGACTGAAGGAGATAATTTAAATACAGCCAGAAGAGCATTAGCAGGAGCAGGCACGCAAACTGCAGGTTTAGCTTTTGGCGGTAGTAACCCTACTACAACTGAAAAAAATGAAACAGAAACTTATAATGGTTCAAGTTGGACAGAAGTAGCCAATTTAAATGATGCAAGAGATTTTGTTGCTGGTTTAGGAACTCAAACAGCTGCACTTTGTATTTCTGGAGAATCACCAAGTTTAGTCGCTAGTGTTGAATCATGGGATGGTTCAAGCTGGACTGAAGTTGGAGATTTAAATACTGCAAGATTTGGAGCAGCAGCATCAGGAACAACTTCTGCTGGTTTAGCGTTTGGTGGACAAAGTTCTACTGCTGTTGTAGGTTTAACAGAAAGTTGGGACGGAACTTCTTGGACTGAAACAGCAGACATGTCAACAGCTAGAGAAAACACAGCTGGTTCTTTATCAGCTTCAAATCCAGCTACTCTTGTTTTTGGAGGAGGAGATGGTCCACCTTTTTCAGATGCAACAGAAGAATTTACAATATCGTTATCAGCAACAACTGCTGGAGGTTGGTCTAGTGGTGGTAATCTAAATGTTGCTAGAGGTTCAAGAGGTCCAAATGCTGGAGCAGGAACTTTAACAGCTGGCTTAGCATTTGGAGGTAATCCAGGTTCGGGTCCTTCACCACAATCGGCTGAAACAGAAGAGTATGATGGATCTTCTTGGACTAACGCAAATGATGCTCCTGTTTCAAGAGGAGGAGGTGCTGCTTTTGGAACACAAACAGCAGCTCTTGGGGCAGCTGGTTATGGAACTCTTCCTGCATATTTTCCGACAGCTACAATATTATATGATGGAACAAATTGGACTTCAGGAGAAAATTTTCCTAAAACTGCAACAGACCTTGGATCTTGTGGAACTACTACTGCAGGACTTTCTTTTGCAGGCTACACACCATTACAAACTCCTTCTCCACAAAAAACTAATCAAACAGAAGAATATGATGGAACAGATTATGCATCAGGTGGTAATATGAATACAGCTAGAAGAGCACCAGTTGCATTTGGAACTCAAACAGCTGCTTTTGGTGGTGGCGGTTTTGATGACGCTGTTAATCCGCACCCTGCACTTGCTAATGCAGAAGAATATGATGGATCTAGTTGGACTAATGTTACAAGCATGCCAGTTTCAAGACAAAACGCAGGTGGTTATGGTCTTCAAACAGCAGCTGTAATATTTGGAGGATATAGTGGATCTAATCAAACAACTGCTTTTACATATGATGGAACTAGTTATTCAGCAGCACCATCTATTGCTACTGCAAGAAATGCTTTTTTCTGTTCAAAAGCAACTACAACTTCAACTGGTGGGTTTGGAGCTGGCGGAAATCCAGCACCTGTAGGTGCTAACACAGAACATTTTTCAGGAGAAACAACTGCATTAAGAGATGTCAAAACAGTTGACTTTGATTAATTAATGTTTATATTTCAAAGTAAATGAAAGGATTAACATGTCAGATAAAAGAAATATAAAACAATTAATAGAAAAAGAAGCACCTAATTTAAATAATTTATTAGATCCAGAAGATGTTCAACAATTTAAAGGTTTAACAGAAGAACTTAAAGATACTTGGACTAAAAAACAAATGTTTAGAACAGAAACTGAAATGCAGTTTTCTGTGTTAAATGATGCAAAGTATCCAACAAAAGCTGCAAAATATTGGCAGTGTGTTAGAGAACAAAACGTATTTTTAGAAAATTTAATGAATCTTTCTTTTGATTATAGAAGAACAGAAGTTAAATTAAAAAGACTACAAGAAAAATTAGGTAAGGAAGAAGACCCATTAAAAAAAGAATTATTACAAATTGATATAGATGAAAAAATATATGCAAAAGCTTCTATGCAATTAGTAGCAAGAGATAGAATGAGAGAAATAAAACTATGGTCTGGATTTAAAAAGAAATTTGATGATGGATCATTTGATACTAAAGATGTTAACACACATCAACTACATTCGTATCACCTAACTATGAAAAATAAAGCAGAGACATTAACATCAGGATCTAGTCAACCTGAAGTGTTTAATGTGTTAGGTCAATTACAATCTATTGAAAGAATAAAGAAAGAATTGGGTCAACTAGAATATGAAAAGAAAGACAAACTTACACACGAACTTGGAGCAAAACCAGAGTAAAAAATTATTTTTTTTAGTTGCAATGCCAAGGTCGGGTAATACTTTGTTTGCATCTATTATAAATCAAAATCCAGAGATAGCAGCAACAGCTAACTCTATTACGTTAGAAATAATGAAAGATTTATTTTTGCTTAAAGAAACAGATGTGTTCCAAAACTTTCCAGATCACAAATCTTTAGATAATGTAATAGATTCTGTTTATGATAATTATTACAAAGATTGGCCGCAACGTATACTTATTGATCGTGGCCCAGTAATGACTAAAGGTAATTTTGAATTAATGAAAAAACATTTTAAACGTCCTTTTAAATGTATTATATTATTACGAAACTTAATGGATGTATTAGCCAGTTATATGCAATGGTATACAAAAAATCCAAATGCATTTCCCAATAGATTTGGTTTAAAAAATGATGAAGAAAAACTATTTATGTTAATGCATAAAGAAGGAAGTATTGCTAAAGAATTAGAAGCAATTAAAAATGCTTATAATTATCCAGATATATGCCACTTTGTAAAATATGATGATTTAGTTACAAATCCTGAAGAAGAATTTAAAAAGATATATAATTTTTTAGAAGAACCTTATTTTAATCATAGATTTAATAATTTAGAACAAATAAAAATAAATAGTTTATCTTATGATGATAAAATAGTTGGTAGCAATATGCATAAATTATTTGATGGACCTGTTAGAAAAGTATATAATCCTTATATAAAAAAAATTCCAGAAAGCATTAGGCTAAATTATGAACACATTAAATTTTAACGTTGTATTTTTAGGACAGTCTGTTTTAAAATATGAAGTTCCGTTAGATATATATAATACTATTAATCATATTTATGAAACAAAACGACACGAGTTACCTAAAGCTAATCCACAATTAGTAGGTAAAATTCAAAACGAACATTCATTATTTTTTAATGGACCACCAAATAATAAAATGTATTCACATGATTTTTTACCACATAATGTTAAGCAATGGTTTCATGAAACTATGAAACATTATTTAGATTGGAATAAAATTTTAAACTATAAAATGCATTTAAATTCTATATGGGTAAATGAAATGAAAGCTAATGAATATAATCCAGTACATATTCATCAAGGATCAATATATACTGGTCTATCTTCTGTTATGGTTTTAAAATTACCAAAAAATACAGGCATTGAATACTCAGCACCTGGTAAACCTATGAATGGATCTTTGCAAATATTAGGAAATTCTTCAGGACAATTTTGTAACTCAGACTATGGCCCAATATTAAAAGAAAGATCTTTTTTTGTTTTTCCATATGATATGAGGCATTGTGTTTATCCGTTTAATAGCACGGATGATATAAGAAGAACTTTAGCATGTAATATGGATGTAGAATATGATCCAGTTTTAAATAGGAGCGCATTTTGATTATATTAGAACCTAAATGGAAAAGTTGGATAATTGAAACAACTACACCTTTGTTTACTCCAGAACAATGTCAACAGATTATTGAGTGTGGCAGACGTCAACCACCGCAACAAGCAAAAGTTGGTACAGGCAAACCAAGTGGTGGCACAGATACAAAAAAAAGAATTACAACTATTAGTTGGATACCGTTTAATGAAATGAAACCAATGTATGATCAAGTAAATAGTTTTATAAAAAAAACAAATTTAAATCATTTTGGATTTGAAGATGTTGGAGTAACAGAACAAGCTCAGTTTACAGAATATCCTGAAGGTGGGTTTTATGATTGGCATATGGATTGTGATATAAATATGCAACACGAACCTCCTGTTAGAAAAATATCAATGACAGTTTTACTTTCACCTGAAAACCAATTTGAAGGAGGTCATTTAGAATTAATGGCTCCAGGTAAATATGCAAAATTAAAACAAGGGCATGCTATTTGTTTTGCATCATTTATAAATCATAGAGTACAACCAGTAATTAGGGGAGTTAGGCAGTCTCTTGTTATGTGGTTTGGAGGTCAACCTTTTAGATGATAATAGAAAAATTTTTTCCAACAATTGTATATGGTAAAGATGTGCAATTAGATAATAATCAATTAGAACAAAATATTATTAATTGGGCTAATAAAGATACAGGTGTAGTAAAAACAAATTATAAAGGTTGGCATTCAACAACTGATATGCATACTAAACCTGAATATAAACCTTTATTTGATGAGTTATTTAAAATGCAGGAAGAAATATATAAATACGAACATTTAGATAGGAGACCAAGATTAGGTAATATGTGGGCTAATATAAATCCACCAGGCGCTTTAAACAAAGCTCATGTTCATCCTAATGGATTATTCTCTGGTGTTTACTATATTAAAACACCAAAAAATTGTGGTAGATTAAATATAATGGATCCAAGACCTGGTATACAATGTAATATGCCTACAAGAAAATCAGGTAATCCTGGTAAAGATTTATGGAGAGATATAAATTTAGAACCTGTAACAGGTAGAATAATAATGTTTCCTTCGTGGTTATGGCATTCAGTTGAAGAAAATAAATCAAATGATATAAGAATATCAGTAAGTTTTAATTTTATACAAGATGGCTTTCAATAAATATCAAGTAATAAAAAATGCAATTAGTTATGAATTAGCTAATTTTATATTTAATTATTTTTTACTTAAACGTGACGCAGTTGCTTTTATGTATCAAAATAATTTAATATATGACACAGGGATGTTAGGCACTTGGAAAGATGAACAAGTTCCAAACACTTATTCTCATTATGGAGATCCTGTTATGGAGACTTTGTTAATGAAAGTATTACCGACAATGCAACAAGAAACAGGGTTGCAATTAATACCCACTTATTCATACGCAAGAATATACAAACAAGGTGATATATTAAAAAGACATAAAGATAGACCTAGTTGTGAAATATCTACAACAATACATTTAGGAGGCCATCCTTGGCCTATCTATATAGATGGCACAGGAGCAAACAATGTTATAGATGAAAAAAAAGGTTTAGTTAAACCAGGCGCTCCAGCAGGCACTAAAGTCTTACTTGAAGTAGGAGATATGTTGGTATATAGTGGGTGCGAATTAGAGCATTGGAGAGAACCTCTAGAAGGTAATACTTGCGCTCAAGTATTTCTTCATTATAACCATGTAAATGGTCCTTTTGCTGAAAAAAATAGGTTCGACAAAAGGCCAATGTTAGGTGTTCCGAATTTTGGGAATAAATAATATAATGAGGTTATATGTTACAAAAAGTAAAATTTGCACCAGGGTTTAATAAACAAGTTACATCAACGGGCGGCGAAAGCCAATGGGTTAACGGAGATAACGTTCGTTTTAGATATGGTACACCTGAAAAAATAGGCGGTTGGTCACAATTAGGATCTGTAGATATTACAGGTAGAAACACAGCTATTCATCACTTTATTAATACATCGGGTATTAAGTATGCAGCATTAGGTACAAACAGAATTTTATATGCATACTCCGGTGGTATATTTTATGACATACATCCAATCAAAACAACTACAACATTAACAAGTGCTTTTTCTACAACTAATGGGTCAGCAGTTGTAACTTTAACATTTTCGTCTGCACACAATATAAATCAATACGATATTATATTATTAGACAATTTTACATCTATAACTAATTCTAATTTTAGTTCATCAAACTTTGATGATAATAAATTTATGGTAACTAGTATTCCAACAGATACTACACTTACTATTAACGTTGGTTCAAATGAATCAGGATCAGGTGCATCAACATCAGGTGGTATTAGAGTTAAACACTACTATCCTGTTGGACCAGCAGTTGAAGTTGCATCTACAGGTTTTGGATTAGGACCTTGGAGTGGTTTTAAGTCCGGTCAGTTTACATCAACATTATCTTCAAATATAAATACATCAGTAACATCTTTGACTATGGCAAGTTCATCTTCTTTCCCATCTACTGGAACAGTTATTATTGGGTCAGAATTAATTACTTACACAGGAAACAGCAGTGGAACGTTATCGGGATTAACAAGAGGAGCTAGTGGTACAACGGCAGCTAGTCATAGTTCTGGAGCAACAGTTACAGATGCATCGGACTTTTTTGCATGGAATGCTGCAGCATCAGGAGACGTTATAACAGCACCAGGTTTATGGTCGTTAGATAATTTTGGTAATAAACTTATTGCAACAATTAGTAGTGGAGAAACATTTGAATGGAATTCAAATCCAACAGATGCAACGGATACAAGAGCAACTATTGTGAGTAACGCACCAACTGCGTCTGCATTTACATTGGTATCTACACCAGATAGACACTTAATATTTTTTGGAACAGAAACAACTATTGGTACAAAATCTACACAAGACCCAATGTTTGTAAGATTCTCTTCTCAAGAAGATATTAATACTTATACACCTTCAGCAACTAACACTGCAGGTACACAAAGACTTGCGGATGGATCTAAAATTATGGGAGCGATTAGAGGTAGAGATGCAATTTATGTTTGGACAGATACAGCTTTATTTACTATGAGATTTGTTGGTCCACCATTTACATTCTCATTTCAACAAGTTGGTACAAACTGTGGATTGATTGGAAAGAACGCAGCTGTTGAAGTTGATGGTACAGCATATTGGATGTCAGAAAATGGTTTTTTTAGATATGCTGGTAGATTAGAATCATTACCATGTTTAGTTGAAGATCATGTTTTTGATGATATTAATACTACACCTAAACAACATATTAATGCAGGTTTAAATAACTTGTTTGGTGAAGTAATGTGGTTCTATCCAAACTCAGGATCGGGAACAGTTAATAGAGTTGTAACTTATAATTATTTAGACTCAACACCAGATAGACCTGTTTGGACAACAGGCACATTAGCAAGAAGCGCTTGGCAAGATTCTGCTGTATTTGGTAAGCCACATGCAACAGAATATGATTCATCAGGCACAACTGCTACAACAGATACAAATTATATTTTTGGTAACAGTGATGGTACCTCAACTTATTATGAACATGAAACAGGTTTAAATCAAGTTAAAGAAGGAGCTACTTCAGCTATTGCAGCAAGTATTGAATCTGGAGATTTTGATATTGGTGCACAAGGGCTTGCTGGAGATGGAGAGTTTATGATGAAAATAAGAAGAGTTATACCAGATTTTTTAACACAAACAGGTAGTGCAAGAGTTACATTAAATTTAAGAGATTTTCCAAATGATACAGCAGCTAGTTCTACATTAGGTCCATTTACAATAACAAGTGGTACACAAAAAATAGATACACGTGCAAGAGCTAGATCCATATCATTAAAAATAGATAACACAAGCACTAGTCAGTTTTGGAAGTTAGGAACATTTAGAATTGATTATCAACCAGACGGGAGAAGATAATGGCAAAAATTGTACAATCATTAACACAACCACCTAAAGAGTATGATCAAGTTTCATTTTTATCTTTAGTCAGAGATTTAAATGGTTTAATAGAAAAATTAAATACAACTTTTCAAGAAGAAAAAGGAGAAGATAATGAAGCAACTATCTTCTTTATAGGGGGATAATGGCTAATAGTTTTGTAAGTAAAAAAGCAGATTTAACCACTACTGACGCTACAACTTTATATACAGTGCCAACAGCAACAACTGCTATAGTTAAATCTATATTAGTAAGCGATGATAGTGGGAGTGGGTCTAATATTACAATAGAAATAATAACACCTGCTGATGCTACTTTTAATGCAGCATATCAAAAAGCTATATCTGCTAACACTCCGACTGAAATATTAACAAATCCATTGGTGGTTGAGACTGGAGAAATAGTAAGAATTACAGCTGGTCATGCAAATAGGCTGCATGTTTTACTTTCAGCCATGGAGGTATTGCCTAGGACTGTTACAACATAGTCTTGATTTACTTGTTAAAAACGAGTAATAATGTAAATTCAGGTGTAATTCCTGCCTAACTATAATATAAAATAATTGACATAAAATATGATTAACAGAGCAAAAATGCCAAGACAGTTATACGGATTAGGAAGTTTAGTTCGTAAACTTATACCTAATGAGTTAGCAAATCTTGCAAGTAAAGCTGCACCATTTGTTGCACCATTTAATGCTCCTGCTGCAGCACTGATGAGAGGTATAGGTAGGTATGACAAAAGAGGTGATTTAGGTGATGCATTTAAACAAGGTGCATTAACTTTTGCTGGAGGTAAAGTAGCAGGTATGATACCTGGCACAGAAAATTATTTTGGACAAGGTATGCAAGGAGCTAGAAATCTTGCAACTGATATAGGTGGATTTTTTTCAAAAACTCCTGGTAAAACAGATTTGGATAAAACTGAAAAAGGTTTAGATATTTTTAGACGTGGTGCTAAAAAATTAGAAAATATTCCTATAATAGGAGAACTACCTGATATGGTTAAACAACAAATATTAGTTGGTGGTGTAACTGCTGCAGGAACATATATCTATGAAAAATTTTTAGCAGAAGAACCACCTCAAGATACAAGTGAAACTATGGAAGAGTATTTAGCTAGAAGAAAACAAAATGTTGGTAAAAAAATGAGAACATATTTTGATAATTATTTTGCAAGTGATCCAGAGTACGCTGCATTAGATGATGAAGGTAGAAATGCATTTGTTGAAAGATACAATTTACGGGGTGGTGGTATGCCAATGGGTATTATGAGAACTAATCAAGCTGGAGTTATGGAACGAGACTATAGAGATAAAGGTGGTTTTGTGCCTGTAGGTATTAAAGAAAAAGCAGATGATGTACCGGCTATGTTATCTAAAAATGAATTTGTAATGACTGCTAATGCTGTAAGAGGAGCAGGTAACGGTAGCATTGAAAAAGGAGCACAAAAGATGTATGATACAATGAAAAAATTAGAGAGAAGGGTTATATAATGGAAGACGATTACGAAAAAGAATTTATGAGGCTCGTGAGTGAGTTAATGATGGATGGTCTTAGTCAACAAGAAGCAATTGAAGCAGCTAGAGATGAGCTTGATAGATTAAGAAATAAGTTTATGGCTGATGGCGGTAGAGTATTAAAACAAACAGGCGGTGTAACAGAATCAAGAACATTATCACCAGAATTTATTGAAGCAGCACAAAAAACATTTTTAGCTGATCTTACAAGACAAACTGGAACACCAACAGTTACAACTGCAACAACTCAACAACCTGGTGAGACTGCACAACAGTTTGCACAAAGACAAGCATTAGCACAACAATTTGGAATTAGACAAGCAGGTATGGCTGCTCTTGCACCAACAGTTGCAGATGAAACACAATTACAAAAAGATGCTAGAGGTTTAGCAAGTGGACTTGGATCTTTTCAACCTTTCTTAACTAAAGCTGCAACAGCAGCAGATGCAGCAACAGGGTTAATTGGACCAATGACAACAGCACAAAGACAAGCTTACATGTCACCTTTTCAACAAGATGTAATTGATACAACGTTAACAGAATTTGATAGACAAGCTCAAGCTCAAAAAGCACAACAAGCAGCTAGAGCATTAGGGACACCTGGTGCATTTGGTGGTGGCCGTGAAGGTGTACTACAAGCAGAGTATCAAGCGGCAAGTGACAGGAATCGATCAGCTATACAAGCAGGATTATTACAACAAGGATTTCAACAAGCGCAACAAGCAAGAGCAGCAGATTTAGCTGCACAAAGAGGAATTTCTGCTTTACAATCTGGATTAGGTGCACAACAACAAGCATTAACAAGAGGACAGATATCTGGCCTTGGTACATTAGGTGCAACACAACAAGCGCAACAACAAGCTGTACTTGATGCACAAAGACAAGCAGCACAAATGGCAGTATCAGAACCTCAACAAAGATTATCTACATTAGGTGCAGGTGTTATGGGAATAACGCCAGGTGCAGGAGCAATAAGATTAGATCAAGCACCAGCAGCGCAACAAGCTAGTCCATTAGCAACAGCGTTAGGTTTAGGTCTTGCAGGTGCTGATATCTATGGAAGGATATTTAATAATTAATGTCTAGAACTTTAAAAAGACCAATGTTCAGAAGAGGTGGACCAGCTAATAATGGTATTATGACTGGTCTTACAGATAGAGAAAAATTTTCAACACAAGGAACTCTTCTTGATGTTGACAGAGCAAGATTAGAATCAAAAGCTATACAAGACATTATGAATGAACTTGCACCAATTAGAAAAACAAGAGCACCTCTTGGAACAATAGGTTTTGCTTTAGCAACCGGTGAAGATCCAATAGATGCTTTAGGTTTAGGTTATAGAGACTTTGTAAAAAGAGATGACGCAAGAAGAGCATTAATAGATAAAAGAAAACAAGCAGCTGTATCAACTGCATTAGGATCACAACTATCTACAAAAGGTAAAAGTAAAATTGCATTAGAAAAAATGATAGATTTATCTATTAAAGCTGGAGAGTTTCCAGATACTACAGAAGGAAGAGCTGCAGCGTTTAAAAAATACAGTATGAGTTCAGGAGACATCACTAGAGCTTCTATACCACAAAAAGTATTAGAGAGATTTAAAGCTTTTTATGCAGGAACAGGTGGAACTGAAGCAGAAGCAGAATATGATATTTTAAAAGACGAAGGTAAATTAAATATTGAAGGTACAGACTTTGGTAAAAAAGATTTAACAGTTAAAGCAGATAGAGAAGATATTGCAGACAATGAAGATTTTGGACCTGGTGATGGTTTTGTAGATATAGGTAATGGTAAAGTATATGTATTAAAACCAGGTGGTAACAAAGAATCTTTTACAGCAGAAAACTACGAGATAATAGATCTAAAGAGTTTATATTAGGAGGTTAGATGGCTAAAGATATAGATGCATTTGGCTACTTTGACCTTACTCCTCAAGAACAAAGTTCAGAAACAAGTGCAGTTACAGCAGCCATGGCAGGTATTGCATCGGGTGTAATTAAAGTGCCTGAAGGTGTTATATCACTTGGTGCAGAGTTAATTGATTTAGGTTTTGATACAGACACTGCAGCAAAAGTAGAACAAGCGTTTGATAAAATAAATGTATTTGAAGACGTAGCAGATGACAGAGCTATTGGTAAAATAACAGAAACATTAATACAAATAGGTGTTCCAGGTAGTATAGGTTTTAAATTAGTAAGTGGTGCTGTTAAAGCAAAAAAAGCTGGTAACTATATGAATGCAGCGGGCATGAATCTACAAAAAGCTGCAAAGAAAGCAAACGATTTTAATAAAACATTAGGTAGAAAAAAATTTGTAGCTGGCGTTGCAGGTGGAGCTGTAGGAGAAGCATTTGTTGCAGATGTAGAAGATATAGGAAGTTTTGGTGATGTATTTGAAGCTGGACCAACACAATTAGAAGAAACTACAGATGAAGGTGGTAGAGAAGATGCATTTAAAAAATTAATGAACAGAACTAAGTTTGGTTCGGAATCATTATTAATTACACCTTTTGTATATGGTACAGGTAAAGCAATTAAAGCAGCGGCTACACGTGGTAGAAGAATAGAATTTAGTAACTCTACATTAGATAAATATTTTAATAAAGTATTTTCTGCATTACGAGCAAGAGGTGCAAAACCACAAGAAATTTTTGAAAGTAAAATGGCAGAAAAAGGTGCAACCATGGCAGATACAAACAGAGCTATGGAATTAGTTAAAAATATAGATAGACAAGTAGACAGTATGTTTCCTATGTTTAAAAGTATTTTTGATAAATCAACTACAAAAAACAGAACAGAAATATATAAAACATTAAATGATGTTTTATTTTCTGACAACATAGGTCAAGATATTTCTAAAGCTAATGTAACAAAAGTTACAAAATTTTTAAAAGATAAAGGAGCTAAAGGTAATGCGGTTAATGAAATATTTAAATCTTTAAATGGTGCAAGAGAAACTTTTTCAGAATTAATAAATGCATCATCTAATGCACCTAAAGATGTAAAAACATTACAATCATTGATGGGTAACAGAGTAAGGGAATATCTTGGAAATACATATAGAATATTTGAAGATAAATCTATTTTACCATACATGAGATATGCTCCAACAGAAGAAGCTATTAAAGACACAAAACAATTTTTTAAAAATTATGCAGCTAAGAATGGTAAAAAACTTACAGACTTTCAAGCAGAAACTATGGTTAACACTATTATTAAAACAGCACAAAAACAAAAAGGACCTCCAGGTTTACCTTTTAAATATGTTGATGACACAGCTGCAGATGAAGGACCAGAATTAGATAAATTTTTTAAAAATATATTAACAGATCAAATTAAACCAGAACGTATTCTTGCTGAAACAAAAGGTAAAGACAAAGCTACAATACAGGCATTGTTTGGTAAAATGGAAGATCCTAGATTTTCTATATATAATAGTATGACAAAACTATCTGCTATTGCTAGAAAAAATGAATTATTTGAAAAAATTGCTAAACAAGATGATGCAATTAAAAGAACAGTTACAAAAAATACACCTGCAGGTGCTAGAGGTTTTTTCTTTGATGATGCATTAGAAGCTGCAGATGCTTTACCTAATCAAGACATAGTAGAATTAGATAAATATTTGTTACCATTTTTTAGAGATGAATTTACAATTAATCCATTGCAAGGTAAATTTACTACAAAAGCTATAGCAGAAGGATTAGGTGATTCATCAAAAGCATTAAAATTTTTATTTGAACCTAGACCGGGAGCTACAGGTGTAGAAAAAGGTTTAACATGGGGATATCGTAATTTAATTTTATTTCCAAAAGCATTGTCACAAGTAGCAAAAACAATACTTGCGCCAGTAACACATTTTAGAAATTTATTTTCTGCAACAGGATTTTCTGCAGCAAATGGTATATTTTTTGAAAATCCTGCAATTGTAGCAAGAGCATTTGGTGATGCTTTTGCACCATTACAAACAGGAGCGCCAATAAAAAGAGCTTTAGGTAAAGTAACTGGTGTAGGTTTTGACGAAGCTGCTGCTAATGCAAGGTATAGAAAACTATTAGATCTTGGTGTTGTAAATTCACAAGTACAACTTGGTGATGTAAAAAATCTTTTACGTGATGTTAGATTTGGTGAAAATTTAAACGTTGCAAAACCATTAGAATCTATGATGAAAAAACTTACTGCTGGCACAGCTAGAAAAGCAAAAGGTTTTATGAAAGGTGCAGAAGATTTATATACAGCAGAAGATGATTTATTTAAAATAGCAAACTTTGCTGTTGAACGATATAGATTAAAAAATGCATATACTGCAGCAGGTAAAAAATTTACAGATGATCTTTTAGATAATGAAGCAGCAGATATCGTAAGAAACACTGTGCCTAATTATGCATATGTATCTGACACAGTTAGAGCATTAAGACGTTTACCACTTGGAACATTTATGTCGTTTCCATCTGAGATATTAAGAACAACAACTAATATTGCACAAAGATCATTAAAAGAAATAAAAGATCCAGCGTTAAGAAACATTGGTATTAAAAGATTAATAGGTCTTGGAACAGTTTTAACAATAGCACCAAATGCAATACAATCAGGATTTCAAATTGCTAACAATGTTACAAACGAACAATTACAAGCATTAAAACAATATCTACCTGATTGGTCTAAAAATTCTACAATACTACCAATACGATCAAAAGATGGTGAATTAAAATATATAGATTTTAGTCACGGTAATGCATACGACGTAGCTACAAGACCTATACAAACATTAATTAATGAAGTGCAAAGAGGTATTACAGATGAAGAAGTATTAATGAAAGGTGTATTACGTGGTATGGCAAAAGCTGCAGGTGAATTAGCTGATCCGTTTATATCAGAAGCAATCTACACAGAAGCTGCTTTAGATATTATTACAAGAGGTGGTCGAACAAGAGAAGGTAGACAGCTATATACTGAACGAACACCTGATGGAGAAAAAATAAAAATTATAACAAATCATTTAGCTAGAGCTATGTTACCTTTTTCGTATCAACAACTTAATAGATTATATCAAGCAGCAGCTGACAAACCATCTGAGCGTGGAGAATTTTTTGAAGTGCCGGATGAATTAGGTGGATTCATAGGATATAGAGCTGTAAAAGTAGACCCTGTAAGATCTATAGGATTTAAAATAGCAGATTATAAAAGAGGTATTAGAGAGTCAAGATCGTTGTTTACAGGTGGTCCAGAATCAGTTTTAAAAGGTGGACCTAAAACTCCTAAAGATGTTATTGAAAGATTTTTTATTGCAAACAAAGCAAGATTTAATGTTCAAAAAGAAATGTTAAAAAATATAGAAGCAGCAAATATTTTGGGAACTGACATGAGAAAATTTAGTCAAGAGTTTGCTGAAAGAGGTCTTGGTAAAACTTATGGAAGACTAAGAAGAAAAGATTTTAATCCATACTTTCCATCACAAGATATATTTAGAGAGTTTGAACAAATATCTAAAAGAATAGGTCAACCTAATCCTATGAAAGCAGCGTTAGGAACAATTAGATCTATGTCTAGAAGATTAAATCGTTTAAGATTAGATGATGAGTTTGATTTAAATCTTGATGATTACCTACCAGATCCAGATATGTTAGATCAATCTGCAGCATTACCTACACCACCTGTAAGCCCACAAGTAATACAACCAATACAAACTACAATGCAAACAGGTTTAACACCTACAGAAACTGCGTTGCTTTCTGAAGAAGAAAAAGCTATAAGGTTAAGACAGAGAGGAATGGCGTAATGGCAATAGATTTTGAATCATTCATAGCAGACCCAAAAATAACAGATCCTGGAATAGATGTATCCGGTATTAAAACTACTACACCTACCAGACAAGAATTATTATTTGATTTACCAGAATTTTCTGGAATTCAAGTTGATCCAACTAGAGCATCTTACGTAGAAGATATATATAGAGCTTATTCTGGACAGATACCTAGTATTCCAGAACCAGTTGTTACAACACCACCAGTAACAAGTGGAGTAGGAACAGGCGACGGGGGACAAGCGACTACACCTATCACTACACCTACAACAACGGTTGGAACAAACACAGCAGAACAACAAAGATTAATAGATGCGGGTATCGGAGTGCAAGCAGCACCAGGACAACCTGTTGTAGCGCCAGGTGAGGTACCAGTTACGCAAGCAGAAATAGATGCTTTTAATCAAATACCTGTAAATACAGATTTTAGAAATCAACAATTAGTAAATCAAGGAATAGGAGTTAGAGTTGGAGACACAGGCCCTGTTGTAGCGCCAGGTGAGGAACCAGTTACACAGGCGAAAATGGACGAATTTAATGAAGAACAACAAAGCACTCTTCAAAATATATTAGGTCAAGCAGGTCAAACTGTTCAAGGAGCTATGAATCAATTAGGTAAGATATCAGGATCTGTAGTAGATTTTGCAAATCAAACAGTAGATATATTTGGTAAAAAAATAAACGTAGGTAAAACTTTAGCAGCAGCTGCCATTAACAAAATAGCAGGTGGCCCTGTAAGTTTAGTATTTGAACTATTACCTAAAGACTCAATAGAAAATAAAACAACAAGAGGTGTGGTTGATACATTAAAAGCAGAAAAAGATTATGGATTTAATATGCAATCTGGAAATTTAAATCAAGATCCTTTTGGTAGAAATCCAGTGTCTGCTTTTGGTAATTATGAACAAACATTATTAGATGACATAGCTGGAGTAAATCAATCAGGATTTGAAACAGCAAAAATGAGAGAAAAGAAAAAAGAATTTGCACAAGATTATTTTAAAAAGAAAGCTGAATTTGCTGGTGGTGTTCAACAAACTTCAGATCAAATATCAGACATTCTTGGCCCTGGAGAATTTAAACCTGAAGGTGAGAATTTAGTTTCGCTAGAGAATCAACTTGCAGAACAAGCAAAAGAAAGAGCAGCTCAAAATGAATTAGCAAAATTAACAGGTGATGTTGATTTTGATGTTCCTACAAAATCTCAACCAGTAACAGGCACCAAGGGACCACAAGTTACAGCACCAGTGACAGGCGTCACGCGACCAGGGACGGTTTTAGGTAAACCTGGCATTGAAAGATTTGATGATGCAGAAACAGACATTGGTGGTAAAATACCAGCAGGTGCATCAACAACAGGAACTCCTGTAGATGCTTTAAATCCTGTTAACAGACAACAACATTTTGATAATACACAGAAATTAAAAGATGCTGTTGCAGAAGGTAAAATTACAAATGAAGAATATAACAAGCTTAGTGCTTTTGATGCAAGAAAAACAATGGGATTAGGGACAGTAACAGGGACAGCAAGTGCTGCAATTTATCAAGGTGTTCAAACAGGAATAGGAGCATTAAGAGAAACTTTAGGTATAAATCCAGCTTTTGCAGGTGATCAATCTCTTGCAGAGGCAGCAGGCGATACTGCTAGAAATATTCAAGGTGTATCAGGAAACATAACACCAGAAGAACAAGTTAAATATCAAGAAATTATTAGTGGAGAAGATATATACAGAGATCCTATTTTAGGTATGGTTGAACCATCTGCACCAATGACTTTAGCTGACGATAAAATAAATACAATGACAGATGATGTAGATTTAGATCTTTTTGATACTACACCATCAGCACCATCTATTCCAACGACAGGCATAGACATACCAGATCCAAGTCCAACACCTTCATTTACACCAAGAGGTGGAGGAGCAGATAGAGATCCTGCACCATCACCATCACCATCACCAAATGAAGCAGCAGGTCGAGCAGCAGAAAATGCTCAAAGAGCAGCAATACAAGAAGCTGCAAGAGCTGGTATGACTGTAAACCAAGCAAAAGCATCTGTTGGAATGCCTGCAAATTTAGGCGACACAGGCGGCGGTGACAAAGGCGGCGGAGGCGGCAAAATCGTCTGCACTATGATGAACGAATCTTATGGTTTTGGATCTTTTAGAAATAAAATATGGATGAAGTTTCATAAAAATCTTTCACCAGAATATCAAAGAGGATACCATAAACTATTTTTACCATTAGTTAAAATTGCTAAAACAAATAAAATAGTTAAAAAAATATTAGAACATATTGCAGTGCATAGCACTATAGACATGAGACAATCCATGAGAGGTAAAACTCATTTATTAGGTAGAGCGTATAGAAAAATATTATTACCACTTTGTTACTGGGTAGGTAAAAATGCCTAAAAAGTCAGCATTACAAAAGATAGAGGATCATGAGAAACTTTGCAGAATAATGCAAAGGCAGACTTTTGATCAGATTAAAGAATTAAAAACACAGATTGTTAGAATAGAAAGACTACTAATTGGTACAGCTGCTTTTGTAATAGTTAGTTTATTAGATAAAGTTCTTTAAATCCAAGCTTTCAACTCTTCACCCATAACCTGACTTGCAATATTAACTTTCTTACGTAAAGCTTTTACAATTCTTTCATCGACTGTATCCTCACATATAATATCAATGTATGTCATAGGTTTAGTTTGACCAATACGATCTATACGAGCTTCTGATTGTTGTCTTTTTTCTAAATCATAACCATTAGAATAATACACCATATTTGATGCAGCTGTAAGTGTAATACCATAGCCACCAGTTTGCGGTGTACCTATAAAAAACTTACACTTGTCATCTTCTTGAAAACGTTTTATGTTTTGTTGTCTTTCATCTTGAGGTGTTAACCCATAATAATCTACAAAAGAATCTTGACCAAATTCTTCTGAAATAGCTTTTATAATTTGTCTAACATCACTTTGCCAGTGGGCCCAAATAACAACTTTACCTTCTATTTCATTAAGAACATTTATTAATTCTTCAATACGATTGCTTTTTAATTCTTGCGTAGTGCCATCATCAGATTTAAAATGACCACACGTTATTTGTTGTAGTCTCATTAATTGTGTCAATGCATTTGCTGTCGTTAACATTTTACCATTTAAAATAGCTAATGCTTCTTTTTTCATTTGAGAATAAACTTTTAATTGTTCTGATGTTAATTGAACTACTCTTTTCATAAAAGTTTTTTTAGGTAAATCTAAACAATCATCTTTTAATACTCTGTAAGAAAAAGGTTTTAATTTATCTGATAACTCACCAAGGTTACGATAACCAACAACAATTTGTACTGATCTACCACCAAAGTTTGCAGTCTTCATTATTGCATATCTAGTTCTAAAAGAATAATAAGAACTATGATCTAGAAGCCAAGGGTCAAGAAACTCACATTGTTTGTATAAATCTAATGGCGATTTGGTTACAGGAGAGCCTGTAAGTATTCTTTTACACACAGCATATCTACCAAGAGATACTATGTTTTTAGTTCTTTTAGCTTCTGGATTTTTTATAGTTGTAGACTCATCTATGGCCATTAATGTTTTGTGTGAGTTTAAAAATTTTGCAGCAAAATCAACACCTTTTTTTGTAGAGAATGCTTCAACATTCATAATTAAAATATGTAAATCAATACCTGTTTGAAACAATGTGTCTAAATATTGTTTTTGTTTTTTTGTAATATTTGCTTGCCACAATACCGCCTTATTCTCAATGTGTTTTGGCAAATGTGCAGGGATTTCTCCGGAGTACCAATTTTTATATACACCTTTTGGTGCTACAATTAAGACTCCATCTATTTTACCCTTATCATATAACATAGCAATATTATCTAATAATACTTTAGATTTACCGGTACCCATTTCCATAAAATATGCATAAGCTTTTTTCTCCCAAGACATTTCTAATGCTTTAAGCTGATGAGCGTAGGGCTTAGTTTTAAATTTATAATTCATTTTCTACTTTCTAGTTGACAATATAATATTGATAACCTATATTGTCAAGCATGAAAGAAAATAATTTGTCAGTTGTATATGTAATACAAGAGATACCAGGAACTAAATCAGGTAGTCCTAAAATAAATATTATGGGTGCTTCAGAATATGGTGAGTTTAAATTTTTATTACCAGAGTTCTCTCAAATTATTTTTTCTCCTGGTCCTTTAATATATAAGTTAAGACAAAAATTAAAAAATTTTAAACCACATGATTATTTACTACTTACAGGTGATCCTGCAATAATAGGTGTTACATGTTCTATTGTTTCAGATATGACAAGTGGTAATTACAATTTACTTAAATGGGACAGGCAAGAAAGAAAATACTATCCAATAGCAATAAATTTATACGAGAAAGGAGATATAAATGAATAATTTACAAAAAATGTTCATAGAAGATGCACCTCAACAAGTTAATGATTTGAACAATGTTGAGACATTATCTAGCCATGTTTTAGAATTACAAAAACTAGAAGATGAAATTAAAATAGAAGAGGAAAGACTTTCGAGAAAAAAAGAACAATACGATAAGCTTTCACAACAAGTCATACCAGAAATAATGGAGTCTATGAAATTAAAAACAATGAAATTAAGAGATGGTTCTGGCATAGAAATAAAAGAAATTTATAGCGCTACAATACCTTTAGATAAAAAAGAAGGCGCATTTAACTGGCTTCGAAACAACGACTTAGGTGATTTGATTAAGAATGAGATCACTGTTTCCTTTGGTC